CAGACCCAGATATCTGGGGCACCTGTGGCGCCACGTGCAACACAGCCGCTAGCTTCAGCAGGTGGACTATATGGTAGCCAGGCCATGACCGCCCAGGATTCTGCCAGCTTGGATCAACAACATGCTGACATGCTTAAACAGTTGGGCATAACCTTATGATCAAACCCCTATATAGCGTGACCAAAAGACCTAGTGCCACTTCCGCTCACCCGCCTGCAGGCATAGACAACTATGAACACCATAGTCGTCATCGTGCAGAGGCCAGCCGTCATTACCATCAAGAGGTGGTGGGTAAGATGGACACAGGACAATATGGTGATCGCAAGATCTCTGAACTGAACCCCACTAGCACACCCTTAGCTGTGCGTCAGCAAAACGGTCTGGCCAATTGAGTCAGCTAAATAAACTTATAACATAGGACAACACATGCCCCTAATTAAAAGTACAAGCAAGGCCGCATTTGGTCATAACATTGGCGCAGAGCTACGAGCTGGCAAACCCAAAGCTCAAGCAGTGGCCATTGCCTACGCAGAGAAACGTGCCGCAGAACACAAGCACAAAGAGCACCCACACCACAGTGATCATAGTTCTAACCGTAGCGAACACTATCACACGCATGTAGCTGGCGATCAGGTTCGTCCAGTAGAAGTACTACACGAATTTGGTGCAACAACCAAGATGCACAAAAGTGAACATGCACCGCAGTCAGCAGAAGATCAGACAGAAAAAGGACACAAGCTATAATGGCCGCCAAACACTTACGGGGTGACAATAACCTAAACCCAACCTCAATGGTTATGAAACAAGGATCAGAACAGGCACGTGCTGAACGTAGTCGTCCAGGCCCCACACGTGTAGCAGGCACACGCATGCCAGAAGCACACGAAGCACCAGCAGACACAGCTTGCACAGAATGTGCGGACATGGCTCATCCTGCCATGCAGACACGTCACAGTCATCCAAAGAATGCCAAACATGCGGATGGACGCGGTCACGAAGATGATCACCATGCAGTACGCAAATTAAAAGGAATGTAATCTAAAATGAAGAATACAACATTAGGTCGCAAGGCCAAAACAGGTTTAGAAAAGAACCAGGGCGTAGCAAAAAGTACAGCACGTGTAAGTCAGCAGGGTGATGGCGCTGCGTTTGCCTTTAATGGACAAATGGGCGATGGCGTCAATCGCATGCATGGTCGTGAACACCTGTGTGTGAATCCCATGGCACACATGGTACACAATCCAGACTCAATCAACCATGGATTAATTGAATCAAACCGTCGTGGCAATGCCAGTGACAGTAGTCATGATCGTATGGAATCAGTTGGTCCGTCAGCAACCCGTGATGCCAACCGTCATACAGTGGCAACAGCCAGCCAAGGTCACCCCATTGAATCTGGTTACAACAAGGTACCACACGTTGCTAATCCAGACAAGATCTATATTACAAAGGCTGAGAGATAATGAGTTTAAGTACTAGTACAAACATTTATCCAGTTGGTCCAACATTTTCAATTGCGGCCACAACTACATCAGCACAGACTTATGTAACAGCTGGTACCAACAACATTGCCAGCATTCTTGTTGAAAATCTAGACACTACTAATGACGTGTTCATTAACTGGTCATTAACCGCCGCCACAGTCACTGCGACTGTGCCTGCAGCGAATCAGCCACAGCCAGGCATTACTATTCAGAATAACTCTAGCAAGATTATTCAAGTTGGTACACCAGGCGCATTTGATTCAAACATTACAGTGGCAGCCAACGCTGTTACAGGTACAGCTACAGTACACATTACACCAGTAGCATAAGGACACAATATGGAACACAAGACAAAAGGTAAGTTATGGATTGCGGGTGCTGTCATGCATCCAGGCATCCTACACAAAGAACTGCATGTACCCAAGGGCGAAACTATCCCTGCTAAGAAACTACATGCCGCTGAAAAGAAAGGTGGCGTGATTGCAAAACGTGCTCACCTAGCAGAAACATTGAAAGGTTTCCATAAAAAATAAACCATGGCAAAAGAACAATTAGGTAAAGTATACATAGAAAAACATAGCTCAGCAGATGTGCGTGAAACCGCAGATGAGCGTACACAGTTTAGTCGCAACCCGCATGCACGTGACAACGTCAATGTGGCACAAGGTCCACGTGTAGGTACAGCTGGTGCACATAAGGCCAAACGTGCAAACTTTTTGGATGCCAAAGAAGAACGCCGTCCTTTAGCTGACGTGATTACTCGTGCATTTGCAGGACGTGCAGAAGAACTAGAAGCCAATCCAGGTGAACATGAAGTTGCAGAGTCTGGTGGCATTGATTCAAACAGTCAGGTTCGTCGCTTTGCCGCTCGCAAGAACAAGTACAAAGATTAATCTACCTTAGGATTAACAGTTGGGGGCATCTGTAAAATGCCCACATTTTATTGAAAAGGAACAGAAATGAAACGTGCAACACAACCTCTCCAGCCTGCATTCGCAGCAGCAACTACCAACACGCAAGTAGACCTAGGCTTTGACTTAGAAGGCCTTATGACAGACTTTCCCACAGCAGGCGAACTGCAAAAGTTTGTGTTTGATCAAACAGGCGTGGTGTTAAATCTCAAAGGACGCTCAAACAAGGTCAAATACCAAATCGCCTTGGACACATTGAATGGCAAGTTGCCACCACCAGAACTCATGGGTGGCGAAAATCCCTATGTGGACAAGAATGATATTGTACCCCTGGAACCACTCAAGACCTTGCCACCACAGCCCGCTGAAATACGTGGACATGTTCCTGTAACTCAATTTCAGGTCAATATATTTCCACATCCAGACAAAGAGTGGGCCGCGGCTGGACAAAAGTGTCATGTCATGTTCCGCAAGTACATTGACAACACTATCACCTATGAAATCATGGGTCCTATTGCGCAACGTGCCATAGGCCAGCGTGTCAACAAGTATGGCAAAGACGTGCCAGAAAAATATGTTTGGGTTGATCCCAGAGAAGGTGAACAGATCATACGCTATGCAGATGGACGTGTTACCGCCATTGGCACAAGATTGAAAAACTTCATGTCAAAACTAAAAGTGGGCAACAAGACACAATGGGAAACCTGGATTGACCGTGACTTTGTGATTGGTGGCGATGCTGCACAGGCACTTGATAATCCATGGGGCTTGTAATCTGTGCCCTACGACAAGGAACCAGCAAGCCGTACGGATCTGGCCCTACGTCAGGCGACTGACACACGTATCCTGCAAAAGGTCAATGCTGCGCACCGTGATGCTTTTTCAATCAAGTATCCAGGACAGGTAGAACATTGCCTGCGCTTGACCATGGAACGCTTGCAAGCAGGCCTGGACAAGCGTGCAGGTTGCGATGTGGCAGACCCTGATACCTGGCGCATGTCAACGGCGGAGCTGGCAGATCTGGCGCAGGCCGCGCACATGTTGAATGAAATCCTAAAAGGATTCTAAATGATTGATTCTGCGGTATTGATGCGTCGTGCTGTGCGCTATGTGTGTGAACAACATCAGGTAAACCCTGCGCAAATACATACCTATCCTGCTGATGTGCAGGCCAAGTTTCAGGACCTGGCGATTGCTGTGCGTGATGATATGGAATTCAATCAGCTTAAATATTTTAGGCCTTTTCAACATCAACTCCGTTTCTTCGCAACAGGCACCAGCGATCGCCGTGGTATCCTGGCTGCCAATCGTATTGGCAAAACAGTCTCAACCTGTTATGAAACAGCTTACCATTTGACAGGACTTTATCCAGACTGGTGGCCAGGTCGTCGCTTTGACAAACCTGTCACAGTAATGGTTGCAGGTGAGGGCTGGAGTCAGGTGGCCTTGGTATTACAAAATGAACTTTTAGGAACCAACGATGTCAAGATCAGAGACCATATTGGCACAGGTGCTATACCCCGTGCATGTATTATTACAGAAACTATGCGAAGCGATGGCGCTAATTGTATTGGCGTTGAGATACGTCACGCGTCTGGCAGTAAAAGTTATCTGCTGTTTGCTAACTATACTCAGGAAGTTAGACAAATGCAGGGTTTCAAACTCAACCTGGCCGTTTTTGATGAGCAACCGCCAGATGACTTTTTCAGTGAGATTGTTACGCGAACTGCTACTACACAAGGACAAGTATTGTGTTCGTTTACCCCACTCAAAGGACTCAACGGATTAGTAAGTAAATTTTGGCATCAAGAAGAGGGCTATGAACATATACGTGTGTCGTGGGATGATGTGCCAGAATATGATCCCTGGGGTGAACCATTCTTACTCAAAGAAACTAGACTACAACTTGAACGTGATTATCTTCCACACGAGCGTGATGCTCGCCGTAATGGTGTGCCTGTCATGGGTAAAGGTGCAGTATTCCAAATACGTACATGGCCCACCTATAAAATGGGTACATATGATTTTCGTAATGTCATGGGTCTATATCGCGTTATTGCTCTTGACCTGGGTCTGGTCAATGACAAAACAGTTTTGACACTCATGTATTGGGATCCTAATGGTCAAGAAGCCTGGTTGGATCGCCAGATAGTGGTCAAAGGCACAGAAGAAGCCAATCCTGTAAATTATATACAACACCTAATGCGTCCAGAAGTATTTGGCACGCCTATTGTGTTACCACCAGACGCAGGTACCATTGGACGTTATACCATGAGTGCTCTAAGTATACGTCAGTTGTTTGAACAATATGAATTAAATGTGTACCCTGAAGCTGTACACAATCCACCAGATGCAGAAGGACGTGTGACCAATCACAAGGCCTTTGGTATCAACATGATGCGACAGATGTTGGAGTTGGGCACATTCCATGTAAATGAAAATTGTGTTGAATTTTTGCGTGAAGCACAAAACTATTATGTAGATGACAAAGGACGCTTTAGTGATCCAGATGATTGTATTGATTCTGCTCGCTATGCCTTACTTGGATGCCTAAATGGTTGGGCTGAGCCGTGGGATAGTCGCAGTCCCAGTCAGCGTTTCCGCGATGCCGCACATCAAATGAAAATGCGCAAAGCACAACAGGCTCTTGCAGAACGTCCTGCTTGGAAGCGTGTTTATAGCGCAGATGAATAGACAATAAATAATAAAATAACTTAAGGTATTCTATAATGTTAGACCTAAAAAACGTCGTAGTTAGTAATTTAAACACAAACTCTGGTCCCATGGCACGCTTTGTCAAAATGAAGAGTTTGCTGGACCAAAAATGTGCCGCTAACCTGCGTTTGTTGGCTACAAAAAACAATATCAATCGTACCAGTGATTATCATTACTTGGTCTTGGCCATGACACAGTCAACAGAACCTGTAAATGGTATTGACTATATACATCCTGTGGTAAAACCTGCTGTAGATTATGCTACCTCCGTGATTGTCAAGGGCATGGC